AGCAGGAATCCATTTTTGACGTAAACCACCTCTTCTACAAACGAATGCAGGAGTTAAATAGTTCAAAAGCGTCATATTGGAAAAATTATAAGGCTGTAGCACATTCATACGAGTAACTCCCGAACGCCCGCCATTGGGATCCCATCCTCGATAATGGGGGAAGTTAGATGTAATATGGCTGACCAACCCAAATCCAGTATCTGCAATTACATCTCCTGGATAATGTGAATCCAAGTAATTATAACGCTTTAGAAGTGTGCGAAAAGAAACTACGCGCTCTCCTTGAAATACTAAGAACTGATTATCATCCTTAATGGGTGTGCCAAATGACTTGATCTCATGAGTAGACATAGGATCATTTGAATCATCTTCTGTGACAGCAAGTTCCTCACTTTGGGGAACATATAGACTGCCACTCTGACTTTCAAAGACAGAGAGAGGATTCAACACATTTGGGGAAGGAACTGCAACAGCAAAATCCTCGCCACCAGAAACCCAAACATGAATACGAACATCTGCATTAGTAGTAGAAGGAGTTGCTAACTCATTCACCACGTACACAGATAAGGTTCCATTATCATAATTAAGTCCGCCAGTGACAGGTGCTGAATCACTATGAGTAGTACCAATGATAGAGGCGCCAGCAAAGTTGCGTGCCCAGGTTCGCACATCAGCCCAATGAACAGTATACTCAAAATCTCTATCCTCAGAGATATCAATAATTGTGGAATAAGTTTGATTGAAAGGAACAGGACCAATAGGATTAGTAGTGGGATTGTAAACAAGCCTCAAACGTCCGCGATGGTATTCAGAACAAACGACATTGAATCTGAATTTGATGGAACCTTGCCAACACTCAAAAGGAAGAGATGCATAACTAAGTGCAGTGAGATGATATTCTGTAACAGAACCCGCTACAAGTATCTGTCCTAAATTTGGACAAACCAACATAGAAGTTAATATAGAATCTGTAACAGCGGATTCAGGCCATGCAAATTGCCGATAATAAGATGGACGTTGTGCAATTGCAGCAATAGTTAACTCATCATACCCTGCCAAACCCATGACACGAGTATCAACTGTCAACTCATTCTTGGTATCAACAGATAATTTCACAAGATTCTCAGGTTGATCCGTATTACACAAATTACCTATGAATCGCGGACAATAATTGGGAATCTCTCCGACATTCTGTGGACGAGAATAACCGAAACATTTGGCCATACCTGCCATGGTGGCAGCATATAATGCTGTGGGTACGGCAAATGGATCAAGAATAGGAATCAATGAAGCGAGAGCTGCCGCTTCGGCTACTTGAGATAGAGGTTTCGAAATGACACCGTCATTCGAAAATTCATTACTAGTAGACTTATTATTGACTTTCTTTCTTCCGGCTTGTTCTGTATAAGGTTTTGGGAAACCAAATTTATCCAATGTCCGAGCTACAGCTCCACTTTGTACAGTGGAAGTTGTAGGAATGGAAAGAGTAACATTCTCTGCCCAACAGAAAACGGATACAGTAATAGGATCTGTACCGCCGTTGGCATGGCGAAGAATATCAAAATCATGGATGACACATTCACCCATAAAATTTTCCCAATTTGCTTGTGTGATATCTAGTGCATTCTCATGCCAAATAAAAGGCAAACCCAACTCTCCTCCTTGAGAAGTTGTTGGATCAAGCAAAATATGAGGTTTCTGGGACGCTTGGACAAGATCCTGCGTTAAGTAAGATCTGTTTTTAGTGATCCCATCATTAACCAAATATGGGTTATATGAGAGAAGGGCTCGACCATAATAAAAAGAATTTCCATTGACAAGGACTTTCAGACGAAGAGTACAACGCAGATTTCTAAATCTGTTGATCTTCTGGAGAACATCACCGTTCTGAAAGAAATCTGTCCATGGGTTAAACTTTTGGAAAAGTATACCGCCAGGTGTCCATTGATACTGACGAATCTTAAGTGGGCGCGAAAGAAAATCACCCAAATGTGCATCAGTATACCCAGCAAGACGAGTGGTTTCGTCAGGCTGAGCATCAACCTCATAGGACCAAGGTTTGTCGCCATCTATGAACATGACGTTGGCTGCCACAGTTTTATCTGAGGCTGGAGTTACTATATAACCGACTCCATCGGTTGTTGAATTATTAGAAGTAGTGAGCTAATTTATGAACATACGAAAACAAGAGGTACCCGCCTCTATGAATCGCAAG